ACCAACGCGTTGACGGTTGCTTCCAGCGCCTTCTCATACCGCTCGGTAGTGTCGGCCGGAATTACTCTCAACAATAACAACTCGCCGGTCAACGGACGGTACGCTGTTCTTAACCCCAGCTTCTACGGTGCGCTCTTGAATGATACGACCGTCGTGGCCAATCCCCAGATCTCGGGCGACCTCGTTCGCACGGCTGGCATCGGCAACGTGGCTGGATTCAACCTCAACCAGTACAGCGCAGTGCCCTCCAACAGCATCACGCTCGGCGGATTCTTCGCCCAGCAGGAAGCCTTGTTGATCGCGGCCCGCGTTCCTGAAGTTCCAACTTCAGTGCTCATACCCGGAGACATCTCGGTTGTGACGGAACCCCGCACTGGCCTATCCGTCCAAGTTCGTGAGAACTACGACGTGGTCAAGGGCATGCTGCAACGCACCTACGCCCTGATCTACGGCGTGAAAGCCGGAGAGCCGAATAGCCTCGTGCGTATCAACGGTAGCTAATTCACTCGGGGAGGGCGGTGGGCTGAAAGGCTCACCGCCCTTTCCACTTTAAGAAATCCTCATGTCTGAATTCACAGAGTGCCTAAAGGAAAGTCTGGCCGCTCTTTATACTCAAACTGGCACGGCCGCCACTATCGGTTCTACTTCAGTCACAGGCATCCTCTCGACAATCACCCGCAAAGAAAGCGTGGAGCTGGGCGGGTTTGACCTAGATCTTAACAGCACTTTCACCATCGACGTGGCGAACTTAGCCACGGCTCCCACGATTGGATCTATTCTGCTGGCCAACTCAGTCAGCTATCGGGTGGCGTCGATTGATACTTCCATCGGCAGTTACGTGCTCGGGTTGCGAGAGGTTTAGAATGGCAACTCGAAATCCTAAAATTTCCATCTACATGATCGCCGGGCACGAGGCCCAATTCATTGACCGCTGCCTTACCGCCTTTAAGCCATACTGCGACGAGCTGGTCGTGTGCATTGCCCAGGGCGCTCGGCCTGACGATGGCACGCGGGCGATTGCCGAAAAGTCAGGCGCTAGGATAGTTGAATATAAAAACGCACTGGCAGGGGCGAGCTGGCCGCACGTCGATAACTTTGCCGCCGCCCGCAACACCGCACTAGATGCCTGCACCGGCGACTATGCGGTATGGGTGGATTGCGACGACTTGCCATATAAAGACCTCAGAAACGCTCTTAAAAGGGGCGTGGAAGCGTTTGAACAGAATCCCAAGCTCGGCATCTACGCGGGCGTTTATGACGTTATAAACGCCAAATTAAGGCCAGTACGTGAGCGCATGGTAAGGCGTATAGACGGCGTATGGTCTGGGAGGTGGAACTATGCAGTGCATGAGGCGCTGTTGCCTAATGCTGGACTGGAATCTGTGGGTGAGCAGGCGGTATGGGTAGAGCATCACCCCGGCGGATATAAGCCAAACAGTGCCGATCGGAATCTCCGCATTTTGCAAGGTCAGTTAAGCGAGGCGGGCAAGTATGCGTACTACTACCAGCAGGAACTATTCTTAGGGAATCGACGGGTTGAATCCGAGCCTTGGTCACACGTCGCGGCCATCTGGCCGGGGCAAGAGGCAACGCTGGCATACGAGGCCGCATGCAATCAGGCCACAGCTACGCAGGATCGCAACGTTCGGATCGGCTTATACCAAAAGGCACACCAGATGAATCCTGGGCGCAGAGAAGCGATTTACTTTTTAGCGAGGGAAGAGGCAAGCGTTGGTGCGTGGTTGCAGGCATATCACTTGCTTAAGTCGGCGATGGTACAGCCCGATCCGGGCGTGAAGATCTGGAACGCCCAGCGCACCGTGTACGACTTCGAGTGTATCGATCTATATTTGGCGGCCTGCAAAGCCGTGGGCGATACCACGGAAGCAGAAAAGATTGAGAAGATGTGGCGGGCACAAAAACCAGTAAAGATTACGGTCTGCCACGCAACGCGAGGACGCCCGCAGGAGGCCATTAACGCCCGTATTCTTTGGATGAAAAAGGCGGCAGATCCAGCCTCGATCGAGTGGATCTACTCAGTCGATGATGACGATCCGAAAGCCAGCATGCTTAAAAATTGGGGCACTGTTAGCGGGAAGGGTGGATGCATTGCCGCGTGGAACAGAGCGGCAGAAGTGGCCCGTGGGGAAATCATCATTCAAGGCTCCGACGATTGGGATCCTCCTTTGCATTGGGATACGATCATCATACAACGGCTTGGCGATTTAAGTAAACCTGCCGTGCTTGCCGTATCTGACGGCCATCGTAAAGACGATCTGCTTTGCATGGCAATTCTAACAAAAGCTCGGCTCAAACAGCAGGGCACACTCTTTGCGCCTGAGTACGACGCATGCTCAGGCATTTTCAGCGATAACGAGTATAGCTTACGAGGCGCAAAAGACGGAGTAATCATCTACGCAAAAGACATCGTCTTTACTCACAATAACCCCATCTTCACGGGCGCAGCGCAGGATGCGGAATTTAAACGCCACAACGCGAAGGAAAATTACGAGCTTGGCGAGAAGATATTTAAAGAGCGTAACCCGTGATTCATACTCACAATGCACTGCGGCTAGGCGACAACCTAGTGCAATTAAACTTCCTGCGTCGGCTATGCCTGCAGAATCCTGATCTTGAAATCACGCACTATTACAATCCAGAGCTGTGCAGGTTTGAGGAAATTGATGCCTTACGTAGCGACATATCTTTACGGTTACGCATTCGTCCCATCAGCGAGACGCCGGCCGATAGCATTGATTCGTGGAGGAACACAGGCGGATATTGGGAACGTCACCCCGACAAATTAAACTTTGCTCAATTTCATCTGTGCTGGTTTGAGGAACTGGCCAGCAGGATGTGCGTTAAGAATCCGATCCGCAAAGTTGAAGATCTATTATTTGATTATTGGGCGTTGGATTCTTTTATACCGATGGCGCCAGAGTGCGACATAGTAGTCATCAATTCGCCTGGACTCTCTGGTCAATTCACAAACTTTAACCCTGACGATTTTCGTAACCTAGTATCTAAACTAGTTAGCAAGGGCCATCGGGTAATTAGCACCGTCGATACTGGACTATGCCCAACGTTTGATAATAAAAATGTAACCTGGATAGGAGCGACGGCTGCCAAAGCAAAAGCCGTGATCGGAACATCCACCGGGCCGAGCTGGCCATGCCTTAATGTTCACAACAAGGATGCTTTCCACCTTCTCTGTGCGGATACAGAAACAGTCATATTTACCAAACGCGGGCAGATGGCCAGAAGCGCATTTCACGCTCTGCATATCTTGGAAGAGGAAGGGTTGCTGTGAAGCAGGAGCTGACGCAGGCAATGGATTTACTCGCGTCCGATCCAGCCGTCAGGTTTATAGGGTACGGAGTAAAGATAGGCGGGCGGGCAGCGGGCACGCTGAATCACGTTTCAGATTCGCAACTCATCGAAACACCCGTTGCTGAAAATCTAATGGTGGGACTAGCCACCGGCCTGAGTTTGACAGGGCTGAAACCCGTTGTCTTTATTGAACGAATGGATTTTATTCTAAATGCGCTGGATGCAATCGTGAATCACCTGGGCGCAGCGCAACACATTAGCTGCAATCAATTCAAGCCAGCCGCCATCTTGCGGGTAGTCATTGGCAATAAATGTAAACCCCTATACACGGGCCCGACTCACACGCAGGACTTTACTCAAGCACTTAGGCAAATAATCGACTTTCCAATCGTCGAACTAAAAAATGGAAGTGTAGTAAGCGAGTATCAAAGCGCACTGGATAGATTAAGCGTCGGAACTTCCACCATGCTCGTCGAGCGAAAGGATGAGTGGTGAAGCAAAACAAATACAGCGACTACAAAATCTTTTCGTTCCCCGATAAGATAGCGAGTTTTCGCGACGATATTATCACCGCACCCATCTACGTGCGGATTAAACCGACGAATATCTGTAATCACGCCTGCCGTTTCTGTGTCTATTCTGACGGCACAACGAGGCCAAAAGATCGGCCTGATTTGCATTTGCAAGCCGGGATGCACACCAGCATGAACGAGCGGGACGTGATGCCACGAGATAAGGCGCTGGAACTAATCGACGATCTGGCAACTATTGGAACAAAAGCCGTCACGTTTAGCGGCGGTGGAGAGCCTTTGCTGCATAAAGATATTGTCGAGATTATGACTAAGACAGTTTCGTCTGGTCTGGATCTGTCGATCATTACCAACGGCCAACTGCTCGCAGGCGAAAGGGCGGAAGTATTGGGCAACGCAAAGTGGGTTAGGATTTCCATGGATTACACAAGCGCAGAGCAGATGGCGTCGAGCCGTAACGTGCCCGACAGATCGTTCGATTCGGTGATTCAAAACATAAAAAACTTTTCCAACACGAAAACAGAGAGTTGCGACCTTGGGATTAATTTTATTATTACCCGCTACAATTACGAGGGATTGGTTCCATTTGCCAAACAGCTTAAGGATGCGGGCGTAAGTAACGTCCGATTCTCGCCCGTGTACGTTCAGAACTTTAAGGAATATCACAACACGATTGCGATTAGAGTGAGGGAACAGTTGGCCGAGTGCCAATCATTCTGTGACGACGATTTTACCATTAACACAACCTACGATTTGGATAGCCCAAGCAAGTCGCCCGTAAGGCCGTTCCATCGCTGTCTCTATGCTCAGGCCGTGTGCGTTGTCGGTGCGGATCTTAATATCTACGCTTGCCATAATACCGCGTACAGCGATCACGGGCGTATTGGATCGATAAAAGAGCAATCGTTTAAGCAGGCTTGGTTTAGCGAGGAAGTGCGCAAATGGCATAAGACGTTTAACCCTGGCGTCAGTTGCCTGCACGAGTGTGCTAATCACGCAAAAGTTGCTCTGTTTGAAAAGCTGGCCACGGATAGCCACGACGCTTTTGTATGAACAAACAGGATCTGATTGATTTTGAATTAAGAATCAAAGCTCTGTTTGAGCAGGGCAAACTGCCTTATTTAATTCACCTATGCGGCGGGAATGAAGATCAACTGATCGACATATTTAAAGACATTAAGCCAGGCGATTGGATCTTCTCAAGCCACAGATCTCACTATCACTACCTGCTGGCTGGCGGAGATCCTGACGTGCTTGAGCAAATGATTAAAGAGGGCAGATCCATGTTTGTATTTGACCGCAAACTTAACTTCTACACGTCCAGCGTATTGGCTGGCACTTGCGGGATAGCGGCCGGAGTGGCGCATACCCTTAAAGAGCAGGGAAGCACGGCAAAGGTATGGTGCTTTCTAGGCGATGGAGCTGAGGACGAGGGCCACTTTTACGAAGCCGTGAACTATGTGGCTGGGGCAGATCTACCCTGTACATTTATTATTGAGGATAACGATCGATCCGTAGATACGTCAAAGGTCGCCAGAGGAAAGGCCACGATGACTTGGCCTGATTGCGTAAAGCGATATTACTACACGCCAACGTTTCCGCACGGCGGTGCGGGTTGTAAAATCATGGTCACATTTGATCCGACGATTCGGCCGATATGGTGACAAGAGGCGTCTAAAATATGCCAGCCGTCACCATGCTCGATCGTTTAATTGAAGCTGCTTTTCAAGAGCTTTTAACTGTTACCGTCACCGGGCCGACCTATCACTTGTCGCACGATAAGACAGAGAACGTTCCACCATCGATCGTCATTAAGGCCACGTTGGGAACAGAAGTGCCAGTGCGAGGTTCTGGAGTGTTTGCCGTGCCAGTTGAAATCGTTGTGGATGATTCTTACGACGATACAACCGTGGACGCACACACTCAAAAGTGCTCCAAGATTCTGCAGGCTTTCTATGATTCAAGCACTTTAGCCACTAGGTTAAACGCCACCACGGCCATCGGATCTGCCCGTTGTTACAATGCTAAGGTGGATTCTGTAGAGCCAGAAGCTGACGATGAAGAGCGCACAATGCGGCGCACCTTTAAGCTGGCAGTTATTGCATATCCAAATTCTATCGCGAGTTGACACAAAATTTAAGGCAATATGGCAGCCACAACAATCGGAACTTCTGGCCTACAATTCGGTATCACTGCTGAATCGGGTGGCCTCGTACAATCTTTCACGGAAACCCGCAACGTAGAGCGTGCAGAAATTAAAAACCAAAGCGGCGAGGTAGTCGGAGCGGCACTCTATAATCCTACCGATACCTTTGCTTTCTCCACCACAATCACTGGCGCTTATGCCACAACGGCAGGCGCAGTTCTCACAACCTTGGCAAACGCTACCAGCACAGGCGGTAAGATTGTAGTCGATAGCGTCACGGTTAATCGTACCAGCGAAGGATTCGTCACGGTGGACGTATC